CCCGACACCATCCGTGACCGAGTCCAAGCCGCCATCGCTCGCCGGCACCTGCCGCCCGAACTGATCGGCACCCAGCCCGCCGCCACGCAGCAGGAGGTTTGAATGAGCTGGCTCACAAACATCTTCAAGCGTTCGCCCAAGCAGCAGCCAGCCGAACTTTCTGCGCTGGTGCTCACTCCCGGCGAGGTTGAGTTCGTTCTGCAGTACCGCTCTATGGGCCGCAACGCTCGCAAGCAACTTCGGCGCGACGTGCGCAAGCGCTTGGGTCACGCCGCGAGTCTCCGAGCCGCCACGCAGCAGGAGGGCTGACCCATGGACACCGTGCTGCCCATCGTCTTGTTCGTCTTCGCGCCAATGGTGCTCAGCGGGCTTGTCTGCTGGGCTTTGTTGCTCGGGGCGTGACCGGGCGAGATCAATTCTGTGTGGCGATTCCATGTCGCCATTTTTTTTCAGACCCACTGATAAGACCTGATCAGAAGGGATAACAAATGAAATCACGAGTTATCGGCCAACCCTCGGAACAGCTCACGCTGAGCTTCGAGCCAGGTCTGTCGGATCGCTATCGCAGCCTACGCGAATGCGTTGCAACTGGGGTCTATCAGCGCGGTCTATCCAGTGTCGCCATTGATCTGGACAAGGCCCCCGGCAACTTGAGCGTGGAGCTTTCCGAAGACCCAACGCGCAAGTTCAGCGTGGACAGCCTTGAGGAATACATCGAAAAGCGCAAGGACTTCACGCCGATCTATTACCTGATCGAGAAGTTCCTGAAGCCCGCCGATCGCAACCCCGCCCAAGAGGCCGCGCTCGCTCAACTGCCCAACGTCATGGCCCAGTTGCAGCAGCTCATGAAGGCAGCGGGGGTGCAGGCATGACCAAACCCAAGCGCTACACGCGCGACCGTGTCTTGCGATCGCTGCAGGGGAGGCCAATGGCATCGGCTGGGCAGATAGGCGCGCTACTGGATCTGGATCACAGACTCGTGCGCCAACACCTCAAGCATTTGGTCGTTGATGGCTTGGCGTTCGTGATGCCCGGCACGAAACCGCTGATGTTTACAGTTCGCGCCGAGCTGGCCAAGCGGCCGCCCGTCATTGATCAGCCCAAGTCACCCGAAGCCGACAAGCTGCCAGTAAAGCAGACCGTCGCGCCGGCAGGGCAGTGGTCGCTCGATCATCCCGTGCCGACAGCACGGTCGGCGTTTGAAGTGGGGGCGGCGTGACCACCAAGCCCGCACCATACCCATCCGACACCAAGGCCAAGGGCTGGCGATTTGAGCTCGACCTCGAACAGGTTCGCCAGTCGGACACATGGGCTCTTGCTGCGCCAGCAGTTCGCCCCTGGCTCTTCATGCTTTGGGCTACCGCCTGGGATCAAGTCCCATGCGGATCGTTGCCCAACGATGACGCCCTGATAGCAGCACGCATCGGGATGGATGCCAAGGCCTTCACAAAGGCCCGATCTGTCCTGCTGCGCGGCTGGTGGCTTGCCGAAGACGGCCGACTCTATCAGGACACCATCGTGACTCGCGTGCTTTCCATGCTTGACAAACGCATGAAGGACGCCGAACGCGCAGCGAAGAACCGCGCACGCAAGGCGGAGTATCAAGCGAGTAACGAAAGAATCACGCGTTTGTCACGCGTGACACCGGACGGACTCCACAGTGAGTTCGACACCAAGCACCAAGCACCAAGCACCAAGCACCAAGCACCAGAAGAAAACACACACACCGAGAGTTCTCCACCGGAGTTGGTGCGTGCGTCTTCGTCGGCGGGCCTGGTCTGCATGGCGATGAAGGGCCAGGGGGTGGGGGACGTCAACCCGGGGCACGCCGACCTGCTGATGCTCATCGATGCAGGTGCAACCGTCGGCGAGTTCGAGGGGGCTGCGCGTGAGGCAGTGGCCAAGGGCAAGGGGTTCGCCTACGCCGTGGGCACCGTCAAGCGTCGACGCATCGAGGCCGCGCAAACCGCCAGCCAGGTGCTGCAGGGACCGATGCCCAGGGCCAGCCCAACCCGCAAGGACCGCCAACTCGCCACCGCTGCGCTCATGACCGGCTCAGCGCCCACCCCAAAACCCGCCGCCACGGAGTTCGTCGATGTCATCGAAACCCCTCGCATCGCTTCCTGACCGCTGGGTCCAGAAAATCTGGACGACCATGCGAAACACCTACGGCGCGTCGTTTGATCGGCAGTGGGAATGCCCTGTGGGTGTTGATCCACAGGACCACGTCGCCAGCCTCATGTCGCATTGGGCGGAAGAGCTGGGGCGCTTCGGCAATGCCCCCGATGCGATCGGCTACGCACTGGAAAACTTGCCAGACTTCCCGCCCAACCTCGTGCAGTTCAAAGCCATCTGCAACCGTGCGCCAGGCCCTGTGTTCAAGGCCTTGCCCCAGCCCGAAGCCGACAAGGAAGTCGTCTCAAAAGCTTTGGCCAAGGCAGCGGAGGCCATCAAGCCCCAGCACGACATCCTGTTCCGCCAGCGCGAGCACATGCGGATGGAGATCGCCGGCGAAAAGCTGAGCATGCGTCAGCGCGATTTCTGGCGCATCGCCCTGCGTGATGAGCTGCTGCGCAAGTACGCGATCGACACCAAGGATGCCGACTGCCTCGCTCAGTTGCGCCAGGTCTTTCAACCCCAGCAGCGCGCCGCATGAACACCAAGGGCCCAGCCACCGAAGCGCACGAGCGCCACATGGCTGAGCTTAAGCGCCGCACCCGCACAGACGAGCGCCGCGAGTACATCGACAACGTGAGGCGCACAGAGGGCAACTTCTACGCCAAGTGGCTCGCAGACGATTACGCCCAGTGGTGGGCAGAAGACCAGAAGAAGAGGCAGCAAAAAAAATGACCACCTGCATCGTGTTCACAGTTCCCGGCCAACCCATCGGCAAAGGCCGCCCACGCATCGGCAAAGTCGGTGCACACGCCCGCATGTTCACGCCCGAGAAGACGGCGAACTACGAGGGCCTGATCGCCCACGCCGGACACCAAGCCATGCAGGGTAGGGCGCCGATCCTGTCGGCCGTGCACGTCGTTCTCGACATCCGGCTGCAGATCCCGGCGAGCTGGTCCAAGAAGAAGCAGCAGCAAGCCCGCGACGGATTGGTCAAGCCCACCACCAAGCCCGACATCGACAACGTCGAGAAGGCAATCTTCGACGGCCTGAACAACGTGGTGTGGAAGGACGACGTGCAGGTGTGTGGCGTCAGCAAGCGCAAGCGCTACAGCGACGCGCCGGGCGTGTATGTGGAGATCACCCCGATGGAAGGAAACGCATGAGCGAGGCTGTTTTTCGATCGGTGCACCAGGCGTTGCACGTTTCCCACCTCATGGCCATCCTGCCTCCGACCCAAAAGAGCAACACCCAGGCGCTGATCGAGCAGCTCATGCGCGATGCCGGCGTGATCCGTGAGGTCGAGAAGGACGGCACCTTGAACTTCTCCGGATTGAGCCCTCTGGAAATTCGCGGCCAGTGCGCCATGGTTCGCGGCGCTGTTGTCCACCACTGCACTGAGCCTGAGCGCATGGCTATCTGGGCATGGTTCGCACATGACGGGACCAAGGCCGAAGGCGTGCGCTACCTGTGCAACTTCTTCGCTCACCTGTGGACCGTCGAAAGCCCGCAGGCACGCATGCTGATGACCTGGCGCGCCAGCGTCACAGACGACAGCAAAGCCGCCAGGATGTGCAGCTATCGTGACATCGAGGGCGAGCACGGCATTGCCAAGAGCACCGCACAGCGCCAGGTGCAGGCCATGGCGAAGGCGGCGAAACGACTGCGTGAGAACGGAGCGAGCAGGTTGGAAGAGTTGTTTCTTTCGCATGGACTTGTGGACGCGATCTCATAAGGGGATTCGCGAAAGATTCGGCAATGTTCCGATTGCTTGCGCAACGTGGGACATTTGGTGTATAAAAACGGTACTGTCTCAGAAGTGGGTCTTAAATGGGCTTTTCTACAGGTCTGTCGATTTACTCGGGTTTCGCGAAGCAGCTTGAAGTCGCTAAAACCGTCTCCGCATCAAGGTGCAAAGATCGAAAGCCCATGACTGACGAAGCTAAAGCGCGTCAGAAAGAAGTACAGAAGGCTTGGCGAGACAAGCGTAAAGCTGAAAATCTGGCGCAAAGAGAGCTCGTTCTCAGCAAGCGATAGCGCCAACCCAACAGATTCCACGCCGCCCACCGAGGCGGCTTTTTCATGCCTGAAAGCCACCCATGGGACGCCCATCAAACCTCAGTGAGGCCAAATGGGAAGAGCTTGGGCGGCGCCTGATCAATGGCGAGAAGGCGGCCGACCTTGCACGCGAGTACAAGGTTTCCCGATCTGCTATTTCGAAACGCTTTTCGAAACAGACGGAGACGGTAAAAGACGTTGCGCAGCAAATAGTTAGTGCTGAAGAGGCTTTGGCACGTCTTCCTGTTTCGCAACAGTTGAATGCAATCAACCTTGCTCAGCAACTGCGTTCGATTTCCCAGCACCTTGCAAGCGCAGCCAGCTATGGCGCCGCGACGGCCCACAGGCTCACAGCCTTGGCGAACAGCGAGGTGCAAAAGATCGACGACGCCCAGCCGCTCAAGAGCATCGAGAACCTGAAGGGCGTTGCGGCCCTGTCCAAACTGGCGAATGAGTCAGCATCCATCGGGCTCAACCTGCTTGCTGCCAACAAGGAGCGCGTTAAGCAAATGAGCGAAGAGTCGCCAGAAGACTCGCCCATGCCTTCAGACCCAATTGATGCCGCCATGGCCTACCAGAAGCTGATGGGCGGCTAAGCCGCATGCCCATCCCTTTCCCGTTCGACTTCAAGAATCCCGACTATGTCGCGGTCTTTGAATGGCGGATGGAGAGGCTCAAGCGCATCCGGCGCGACCCGAGCGTGATCCCTGCGCTCAAGGCGTTCTACAAGGACAACCCCGCTCAGTTCATCATCGACTGGGGCATGACCTTTGAGCCCCGCAATGTCGAGCGTGGCCTGCCTTCGTTTGTGCCGTTCCTGCTCTTCCCCAAGCAGGAAGAGTGGGTGCACTGGTTCATGGACCGCTGGAAGCTCAGAGAACCAGGCATCACGGAGAAGACTCGCGACATGGGTATGTCGTGGTTGTCGGTAGGTACGGCATCGGCCATCTGCCTGCATCACCGTGGCGTCGTGGCCGGGTTCGGCTCACGCAAGGAAGAGTACGTCGACAAGATAGGCAGCCCCAAGGCACTGTTTGAGAAGGCGCGCATGTTCATGTCGAGCCTGCCTCCGGAGCTTCGGGGCGGCTGGATACGCGACAAGCATGCGCCTCACATGCGCCTGCTGTTCCCTGAGTCCGGATCTGCCATGACTGGTGAGGCCGGCGACGGGATCGGACGTGGTGACCGCACATCGTTCTACGTGGTGGACGAGTCCGCCTTTTTGGAGCGCCCGCAGCTTGTGGACGCATCCTTGTCGGCCACGACCAACTGCCGCCAGGACATCAGCACGCCCAACGGTCTGGCCAATTCCTTTGCGCAAAAGCGCCACGGCGGCAAGATCAAGGTATTCACCTTCCACTGGCGCGACGACCCGCGCAAGGATGACGCCTGGTATCAAAAGCAAGTCAGCGAACTTGATGCGGTGACGGTCGCCCAGGAGATCGACATCAACTATGCGGCGTCCGTCGAGGGAGTCGTGATCCCTTCAGAGTGGGTGCAGGCGGCAGTCGGCGCTCACCAAAAGCTCGGCATCGAGGTCACTGGCCGGCGCTTTGCTGCGCTGGACGTGGCCGACGAGGGCGTGGACTTCAACGCATGGGCAGGTCGCCACGGCATCCTGCTAGATCACGTCGAGGAATGGTCGGGCAAGGGTTCGGACATCTTTGAGACCACGCAGCGCGCAATCAATCTGTGTGCTCAGCGCGAGCACGAAGAATTCAACTACGACGCAGACGGGCTTGGCTCTGGCGTGCGCGGCGATGCCCGCGTGATCAATGAGGCCCGGGTGAGTGCCGGCCAGTCGTACATCAACGCCGCGCCGTTCCGAGGATCTGGCGCTGTGCACGACCCTGAAGGCGAGATGGTGCCCAAGCGCAAGAACAAGGACTTCTTCAGCAACCTCAAGGCCCAGAGCTGGTGGGCGCTGCGCTTGCGCTTTCAGGCTACGCACCGAGCCGTCACTCAGGGCGGCGAGTTCAACACTGACGATCTGATCTCGATTGACCCGGCGTTACCAAAGCTGAGCAAGCTGACAAGCGAGCTTTCACAACCCACCTATTCGATCAGCACTACGGGCAAGGTGGTGATCGACAAGGCCCCCGACGGCATGAAGTCGCCCAACCTGGCAGACGCCGTGATGATCTGTTACCACCCTGGTGGGCGTGTCCTTGACATCTGGGACCGGCTCGCCTCCTGACCTTTTGACCATGGCCAACGCAAAACAACGACGCGCACAGCAGCGTGGCTCTGCTCCGTCGTCTGAAAAGGCGTTTGTCGTCGATAGCTTCCAGAACCTGGCCGCGCGTGTCGGCCTGGGAACTGGCAACCAGGCGGCGGCCGGCAAGTACAACTTCGACTACACCAGCCGCAACCGGTTGTTGCTTGAGGCGGCCTATCGGTCGAGCTGGATCTGCGGCCAGGCCGTGGACTGCGTGGCCGAGGACATGACGCGCGCCGGCATCACGATCAATTCGGACTCAGACCCCGATGACATTGAGACGCTGGAATCGGCCATGGTCGATATGCGGATCTGGGACGAGCTTTGCGACACGATCAAGTGGGCGCGCCTGTACGGTGGTGCCCTGGCCGTGATGCTCATCGACGGGCAGGCGCCAGAAACCCCTCTGATCATCGACCGGATCCGCAAAGACCAGTTCAAGGGCCTGATGGTGCTGGACCGCTGGATGGTTCAGCCCACGCTCAACAAACTGGTGACGGAATACGGCCCAGACCTGGGCATGCCGGAGTTTTACGACGTCACGTCGGATGGCAAGGCCTTGATGGGCAAGCGCATCCACTACAGCCGTGTGATCCGCCTGGATGGCGTGGCGCTTCCGCACTGGCAACGTATCGGTGAGAACCTGTGGGGGCAATCCGAGCTTGAGCGTCTGTGGGATCGCCTGATGGCGTTCGACAGCACAACCCAGGGGGCGGCACAGTTGGTCTACAAGGCCCACTTGCGCACGCTCAGCATCGAGAACCTGCGGGAGCTCATCGCTATGGGTGGCAAGCCCTTCGACGCCCTGGTGCAGCAGATCGACATGATCCGCCGCTACCAGAGCAACGAGGGCATGACCCTGCTGGATGCCAAGGACAAGTTCGAGGCGCACAGCTACACATTCAGCGGCTTGGACAACGTCCTGTCCAAGTTCTCCGAGCAGATCAGTGGCGCCCTGCAGATCCCGCTCGTTCGCTTGTTCGGACAGTCGCCCGCCGGGTTTAATACCGGCGACAGCGACATCCGCAACTACTACGACAAGATCAACGCTCAGCAAGACCGCAAGCTTCGACCTGGAATCGCCAGGCTGCTGAAGGTCCTGCACCTGTCCGTGCTTGGCAAGCCAATCGGCGAGGGCTGCACCTTCGAGTTTCGCCCTCTGTGGCAGATGTCGGATGTGGAGAAGTCCACCGTGGCCACCAGCATCACGACAGCCGTCACGTCGGCCGAAAGCTCTGGTCTGGTCGATCGATCAACCGCGCTCAAGGAGTTGCGCCACTCTGCCCAGGTGACTGGCGTGTGGGGCCACATCACCGACGAGCAGATCGAGGAAGCGGAAAACGAACCGCCGCCAGCCCCTGAGCTTGGAGATCCGAATGCCGACCCTGACGACCGACAAGATCCGTCGCAAGAAGGGCAGCAAGATCCCGCCGCCAAGGCCGCGCCGCGCGGAAAGGCAGTACGAGATGGCGCTGCGTCAAGTCGCGTCACACGTTGGCTCCATCGTCTCGGGATTCGATCTCGCTGATCAAGCCGCCGTGCCGCGGCTGACGAATGTGCTGCAACGGTACGCGGAGGCGCTCACGGCCTGGGCAGAGTCCACGGCCATGCGGATGCTGACGGACGTCGAGCAGGTGGATCGCAATGCCTGGTCAGCACTCAGTGCAGACATGAGCAAAGAGATCCGGCGGGAGATCACACGGGCACCCACTGGCGAGATCCTGCGCGATCGGCTCAACGAGCAGGTGACGCTCATCAAGTCGTTGCCTTTGGATGCCGCTAAGCGCGTGCACGAGTTGACCCTCAAGCGGCTGGAGTCATCAGAGCGCGCAAGCGAGGTGATGAAGGCCTTGCAGGCGACAGGTGAGGTTACGGCCTCGCGCGCCAAGCTGATCGCCCGAACTGAGGTGGCCAGGACGTCAAGCCTGCTCACCCAGGCGCGTGCAGAGCACATCGGATCGACCCAATACATCTGGCGCACATCAGGCGATAGCGACGTGCGGCCTGGTCACAAAGCCATGAACGGCAAGGCGTTCAGTTGGGACGACCCGCCGGAAGTCGAAGAGAACGGCCGCTACATGCGGCACCACCCTGGGCAGATCTGGAATTGCAGGTGCTACCCGGAGCCCATCATCCCCGAGTGAAGCCATGACCATTCCCGTCTGCAACGTGCTGGTGAAGCTCACAGAGCCATCCGGCAACGCGATCCCCAGGGCGCGCGTCACGGCCAAGATTACGGAGCCTGTCGCCTACGGCCTGGTCATCGTGCCTCTGGCTGAATTCGAAACCACGGATTCGAACGGCGAGTGCACGCTGCCGCTGTTTCCCAACAGCTTGGGCAACGTGGCCACTACATACACATTCGAGATCCTGATTCAGGGATCGATCAGGCCGATCTATTACCACGGCATCACCGTGCCGCATCAAGCCAGCATCACTCTGGCTGAGTTGATTGGCGGTGGCACTGGGTCTGTCACTGTTTGGAATGACGCCCAGACCTGGGACGACACCAAGACTTGGACCGAGACATGAAGCACCTGACACATGACCGTGGCCGGTTCTTCACAGTACTGGACCTTGGCGAAAAGCGAAGCACCACTCCGGAAGGCTTCCTTGTCTGCCACGACGTGCCTATCGCGCGCACAGGCACGCAGCTTTACATCGCTGACGAGCTGCTGGACGACGACGGCAAGCCAGTTGTCGAGTCTGGGCCTGATGGCCTGATTCGCATCGAGCGCCTGGCTGACGAGGTGTTTCGCCCCGAGGCGCTGGCCAGCTTCGAAGGAAAGCCGGTCACGATCGATCACCCCGATGAGTTCGTCACACCCGCGAACCACAAGGCTCTGTCCGTGGGGTTCACGCAGAACGTGCGCCGAGGGCAGGGGCTGCAAGACGACTTGATTCTGGCTGATCTGGTCATCACCGATCCGCAAGCCATCGAGTACGTCAACAAGGAATTGCCGGAGGTTTCCGCCGGCTATGAGGCCGTGTACCAGCAGACGGATGTTGGGCGCGGAGTTCAGCGCGAGATCGTGGGCAACCACGTGGCGCTTGTAAAGCGTGGCCGCGCTGGCCCGCGTTGTTCAATCCAAGACAAGGAACCTGACATGAAGACCAAAGACGCGAAGCCCGCCAAGCGCGGCTTCTGGGATCGACTGAAGACTGCCGTGCTGGCCAAGGACGCGGATGCAGTCAAGGCTGAATTGGCCGAAGCCGGCGACGAGTTTCCCGACTCCGAAATGGACGAGGACGAATGCAAGAGCAAGGCCAAGTCTGGCGATGCTGCCATTCTGGCGCTGACCAAGGCCGTCACGGCTCTGACTGCCGACGTGGCCACCCTGGCCAAGAAGGTCAAGGACGCCGAATCCGATGAAGATGAAGACGAGGACAAGGCCAAGTCGAAGGACACCGTGCTCGAAGCCGAAAAGGCAGAGAAGGATCCGGATGCTCAAGGCAAGGTCCTGTCCGGCGACAGCCTGAAGTCCGTGATCTCTCAAGCCGAGATCCTGGCGCCTGGTATCAAGGTGCCAACCGGTGACAGCGTCAAGGTGGCCGACGTCGAGCAACTGCAGCGCGAAGCACTGACCAAGGCCGCGAGCACCGATTCCGGCAAGAAGCTGGTCGACGTCATGCTGCGTGGACGCAACCTGGCCAAGCTGACCGGCGACTCGCTGGCCGACGTGTACCACGGTGTCGCATCGGTCGTCGCCGCACAAAACAACGCCAGCGGCTCACGCCGTGCGGCGCCAACTCGTGACTTCGGCAAGGCCACCACGGTCGCCGACATCAACGAGAAAAACCGCAAGTTCTGGGACTCCCGCAACCAGTAACCCACCAGCAACCGCAACCATTACGGAGCAAAAATGCCTGCTTTCACGTATCGCATGCCGGCGGGGATCCCCGGCGACGCCACCCGCCCCAGCGTGGGCACCATCGAAACCCAGTTGTTCGATTCGAGCAATGCCTTCTCTGGCTACGGCCTGTTCGGCAAGATCGCATCGGGTAAGTTCATCCCGGTAGGTTCCGGCGATGCAGCATCGGCCGTATATGGCCTGCTGGTTCGCCCCAACCCGATGACCGGCGGCAATGGCTCTGAGCCGCTGGGCACATCCACCCCGCCCACCAAGGGTCCGGCTGATGTCCTGCGCCGCGGCTATGCCAACGTCAAGAACAACGCTGGCACGCCTGCCTTGAATGGTCAGGTGTACATCCGTGTGGCCGCCGCTGCCGCTGGCAAGCCTATCGGCGGCATCGAGGCCGCTTCGGATTCCACGAACACCATCGCCGTGACCGGCTGCATCTTCACTGGTGCCGCCGACTCGTCTGGCAACGTGGAAATCGCCTTCAACATCTAACCCACCACCACCGCAACCTCTGGCCGCCTTCGGGCGGCTTTTTCATTTGGAGAACCGCAATGCGTTCTACGAAACATGAGCTGGCGGCTGTGGCCGCTGCTTCTCTCGCTGGCGTTGGCCATCTGGGCCGCCGCCTGCAGTTCAAAGACGGTCTGATGACCTTCGATGCCCAAACCATCGACTCGACAGGCGTGTTCCTGATCGGCGAGCTGGAGCGCCTGGACCCTCGCGTCTATGAGCCCCTGGCCTCGGTCACCTGGGCGCGTGACATCGACCTGCGCGAAGACGTCACCATCGCTGACGAGTTCAGTTCGTACGCCAACAGTTCGTTCGCAGCTACCGGCGGCGTGGCTGGCTCGAATAAGGCGTGGGTGGCCAAGGATGCCAACGCCATCACCGGTATCAGCCTGGACCTGGGCAAGACCACCACGCCCCTGTATCTGTGGGCTATGCAACTGGGCTGGACCCTGCCTGAACTGGAAAGCGCCCAGAAGCTGGGTCGCCCCATCGATCAGCAGAAGTTCAACGCCATGCAGTTGAAGTACCAGATGGACGTTGATGAGCAGGTCTATCTGGGCGATGCCGCCTTCGGCATGACCGGCCTGATCAACAGCACCGTGGGCTCCAACACCAACGCCCAGACCGGCACTTGGTCGAGCGCCACCGCCCAGCAGATCCTCGACGACGTCAACGAGATGCTGAATGCAAGCTGGAAGGCCAGCGGCTACGCCGTTTGCCCCAGCGAGCTGCGCCTGCCTCCCGTGCAGTTCAGCCTGCTGGTCAACCGCCTGGTGTCCAGCGCCGGCAATATCTCGGTGCTGGAGTACATCAAGGTGAACAGCCTGTGTAACTCCATCAACGGCCGCCCGCTGAACATCCAGCCGCTGAAGTGGCTGACCGGCACGACTGCCGGCGGTGTCGGCCCTGGCGCCTCCGGTAAGGACCGCATGGTGGCCTACACCAAGGATCCGATGCGCGTGCGCTTCCCCCTGGTGCCGCTGCAACGCACTCCGGTGGAGTTCCGCGACCTGCGCCAACTGACGACCTACTTCGGTCGCCTGGGCGGTGTCGAGATCCCATATCCCGAAACCATCGCCTACCGCGACAGCATCTGACCGCCGCGTAACCGCAACCAGACACAGGAGGCCATAATGGCTCGCGTTGTTCACACAGCCTTCACGTTCAATGACGATGAAGGCAAGCACACCAAGTTCGCGGTCGGCGAGGAAGTGCCCGACGAGATCGCTGGCCACTGGTACGTTCAGCACCATTCGGAAGAGCCCAAGAAGGGCAAGGCCGCCGACAAAAAGCCAGAGGGCGACGGCGGCAACAAGTAAGCAAGGACAAGCAGCATGGACACGAAGACCTTCCGCGAGCAGTTCACCGAGTTCGGGGACGTACACAAGTACCCCGAGCCCTCTGTGCGCTTGTGGATGGACGTCATGACCAGGCTGCTGCCTGCTGACCGCTGGTGCGATTTGCTCGACATCGGCATCGGTCTGGGCACCGCCCATCACCTTGTCATCTCCACGCGAAACGCCAACACAGCGGTTTCCGCGAAGGTGCCCGGCACGGTGATGGGTGCTCAGACCTCCAAGAGCGTCGATACCGTCAGCGTCTCCTACGATCCGTCCACAGTCACGCTGGCTGACGCGCCCTTCTGGAACATGACCACCTACGGCATCCAGTTCGTTCAGATGTGCCGCATGGTTGGCGCTGGTGGATTGCAGCTATGAGCGACGACTCGGTCATCATCAATGACCGGCTTCCGGCTCTTTTCAAGAGCATGCGAGCCTTGGTCAACTCCGAGGTGTTGGTGGGCGTCCCCGCAGCCACCACCGAGCGTGATGCTGGTGAGCCGATCAACAACGCTGCGCTGGCTTACATCCACGAAAACGGCGCCCCCGACGTCAACATCCCGGCTCGACCATTCCTCGTGCCTGGCGTGCGGGCCGCTGAGGACAAGACATCCGCGCAGTTGAAGAAGGCTGCACAGGCCGCGCTCGACGGCAACGATTCCGAGGTCGATAAGCGGCTCACGGCCGCCGGCCTGGTTGCTGAGTCCAGCGTCAAGAACACGATCAACTCCGGCGTGGGCCCAGCTCTTGCCGACTCAACCATCGCCGCACGACAGCGCCGGGGCCGAACAGGCACCGTCCCTCTGATCGATACCGGTGAGCTTCGAAATTCGATCACCCACGTCGTGAAACGAAAGTAAGCCATGGCCCTGCTCGATATGTCCGACATCCTCGACGATCCGGACATCACCGAGCCGCTTGGTCTGACGCGAATCCGACGAGTTCAAGATGTCGGAACAAATGGCATCGCGACCGACAGTGAGGTCGCCGACCCGTTCACCGGCGTGGTGACCGCTGGCAAGGGTGACACGCTGCAACGAACTCCAGATGGCTCCCGCGCCGCCGGAAACATGACCATCACCACCAGCTTCGAACTGATCCCCAACGAGGGGGGGCAGGATGCCGATCTGGTTGAATGGAACGGCCGCCGGTACGTTGTCCAGTCGATCGCCGATTACCGCAACTTTGGCTACATCCAGGCCTATTGCGAACTGCTGCCGCTGAACGCGAGCGCCCCAACAACTGAGTTCTGACCATGGCGAACACATCCGCAACCGGTGGCGAGCTGCTACCGGACAGCGTGAGCATGCCTGTTTCGGACTTGGATCTGGATCTGGTGCTGCAGCCGGTTGTGTCAGGGATCACTGGCCTGGCCGGAGAAATGGTGCGGCCACGGTGGCAGCCCACTCAGCCACGCATGCCCGAGATCGGCACTGATTGGTGTGCGATCGGCGTGATCGACATCCAGCCGGATGACAACCCCGCCGTGATGCATGACCCGTCAGGGGAAGGCCACGACGATCTGATCAGGCACGAGACGCTGACCGTGCTGGCCAGCTTCTACGGACCCCACGCTGCCAGGTTGGCCGGCGTTCTTCGTGATGGTCTGTACGTCGCGCAGAACAGAGAGCCACTCGATTCCGCTGGCATCGGCCTGGTTTCCACCGACTCTATCCGGATGGTGCCCGCACTGGTCAATGAGCAGTGGCAGCGCCGCGCGGACATTTCCATCACCCTGCGCCGCATCGTGCGCCGGGCCTACCCAGTGCTCAACGTGTTGAGCGCATCGGGCGAACTTGATGCGGACAACGTGTCCGTGTCCTTTGCGGTCAACGCGCCGTAACCCTCCCATTCTGGAGATCTCCATGTCCCTTGCTGTCTCTGACGTCGTGAACGTCAGCGTCGTGATGTCGCCCGTGGCGGCGGCCACGCGCAACTTCGGGTCGCTGCTGATCCTGGGCTCGTCTGCCGTGGTGGACACCACCGAGCGCATGCGCCAGTACAGCAACCTTGACGGCGTGGTTGCCGACTTTGGTACCAGCGCGCCCGAGTACCTGGCCGCCAAGCTCTACTTCGGTCAAACGCCTCAACCTTCGCTGCTCTACATTGGGCGCTGGGCGCAAACAGCGACGTCTGCTGTTCTGCATGGTGGAGTCTTGACGACAGGTCAGCAGTCGATCGCCAACTTCACTGCGGTGTCGTCTGGCGGCATGCGCATCACCGTGGACGGCGTTCTCAAGAGCTTGAGCGCCATCAATCTGTCAGGTGTCAGCAACCTCAACGGGGTAGCCTCTGCTGTCACGACCGCCCTGGCCGGCGCCGCGACGGTGGTGTGGAATGCCAACCTCAAGCGCTTTGACGTGACCAGCGCCACAACCGGCGCCACATCGACCCTGTCTTACGCCAGCGCGCCAGTTTCCGGCACCGACATCTCAGCCTTGATGGGGCTGCAGACCGGCCAAGCCTCCGCGCCCGTGGGAGGCATCGCCGCCGAGACGCTGCTTGCGTCAGTGGCTGCACTGGCTGACAAGTCCAATGCCTGGTATGGCCTCTATGTGGCGGCCAACAGCGTGGCAGATGCTGACCACATTGCTGTGGCGGGCTTCATCGAAGCCACAGGCAACAGCCGGATCTACGGTGTCACGATCAGCTCGACCACTGTGCTGGATTCGACCAACACGACAGATCTGGCAAGTCAGCTAAAGGCCTTGGGCTACAAGCGCACCTTCGTGCAGTACAGCGGCAGCAACGCGCACGCCGCTGCCTCGATCTTCGGTCGAGCCTTTACGGTGGACTTCAATGGCAGCAATACCACGCTGACCATCAAGTTCAAGCAGGAGCCCGGCGTAGTGGCCGAAGACCTGACCGAAACTCAGGCCGCTACCCTCAAGGCCAAGAACTGCAACGTGTTCGCCACGTACCAGAACGGCACGGCCATCATCCAAGAGGGCGTGATGGTCAATGGCTATTTCTTCGACGAAGTGCACGGCACCGACTGGCTGCAAAACGACGTGCAGACGGCGATCTACAACCTGCTCTATACGAGCACGACCAAGATCCCGCAGACTGATGCGGGTATCAACCGCATCGTGGCGACGATCAACAGCCGCATGGTGCAGGCACGAACCAACGGCCTGATCGCCCCGGGCGTGTGGACAGCAGACGGCTTCGGCGCGCTGAACTCCGGCGACACGTTGCCAGATGGCTTCTATACCTACGCGCCACCTGTGGCCAGCCAATCGGCTGCAGATCGCGGCGCACGCAAAGCTCCAGTTATCCAGTGCGCGATCAAGTTGGCCGGCGCGGTTCACTCGGTCAACACCATCATCAACGTCAACCGGTAAGGATCGGCAATGACCACATACAGCTTTGTCGACAACAACGCCACGCTGGCCGGCGCTGGTGCGGTGCTGGATCTCTCTGGCATCGGCAACTCGGACGAGGGTATCTCGATCGAGTACGCCGACGATACCAACACCATGACCATCGGCGCAGATGGCGAGGGCATGCACTCGCTGCACGCCAGCAAGGCGGGAACCGTCACGGTGAACGTCCTCAAGACCTCGCCGCTGAATGCTCGCCTGATGGCGCTTTACAACGTACAGCGCAGTGCGGCCGAGCTGCACGGTCAGAACGTGATCACGATCAACAACGCCAAGACAGGCGAGACGGTCGTTGCGCGCCAGTGCGCATTCCGCAAGCCACCGGCCAACGTGTACGCCAAGGATGGCGGCACGAACGCGTGGGTGTTCGATGCCATCAAGATCGATCAGGTGCTGGGGCTCTACAAGTAAGCCCAGACGCCAAAGCCGGCGCAGACCGGCATCGCCCAAGCCCGCCGCGTGCGGGCTTTTTCATTGGAAAGGCAATCATGAACGACACCAAAGACCTGACGCTGTTCATATCTCAGAACGGCGCCGAACTTGTGACCGACTCGCGCGCCGTGGCCATCGCCTTCGGAAAACGGCATAAGAACGTGCTTCGCACCATCGACGCGATGCGCGCCAGTCGCCACCCTGAGATCGCCAAGCATTACGGGCTCAATTTTGAGCCCACATCGTTTTCGGTCTCTGGGCCAAATGGCGGCGTGCGCTCGGAGCCCATGTATCGCATGACTGCAAAGGGCCTGTCTGAGCTGACCATGAGCTTCAGCGGAGATGCTGCGCGTGTTATCCGTATCCGGTTCTTGAACGCCTTCGAAGAGGTAGCCCAGCGCTTGGCAGACCGCGAGCGCAGCATCACCGAGCAGCTGCACGACCTGACCAGACGCGAGGCCACCTCGGAGGTCAAGGGCCGGATCGGCTCGCAGCTCATGAACGAGCGAAAGCGCGAGAAGCCAGGCTTGGCCGTGGAGCGCGTCACTCTCGAATCCATCCAGCAGCCCGGTTTGCCGCTGCACTGATTTTCCCCTGATCGCCTTTCCAGGGTGCCCGCTTCGGCGGGCTTTTATATTTGGGACTCTCCATGACCGAGATCGAACACGGCGGCAACGCCTACCGCATCGGGAAGCTGAACGCGTTTCAGCAACTGCACGTCAGCCGCAAGGTCGGCCCGCTGATCCCGCGCCTGGTGCCCGCCTTCATGGCCATGGCCAACGGTGGCGAGGCGATCGACAAGCTGGCGCAGCTATTCGAGCCATTCGCCGAGGCCTTCGCGGAACTGTCCGACGAGTCGGTCGAGTATGTGGCTGGGACATGCCTGTCTGTCGTGCAGCGCCAGCAGGGCAGCGTCTGGGCACCGGTTTGGAACAAGCAGGCCGCCAGCCTGATGTTTGACGACATCGACCTGGCGAGCATGCTGCCCCTTGTGATCAAGGTGATCACCGAGAACCTCGGCCCTTTTATCAGCGGGCTGCTTTCCGGCCAGATGCAGCCCATGACGACGGATCAGGCCTGAAGTGGGCAGAGCTTCCGGGCGGGGAGGACTGGCTGCTTCGTCCGGTTCTCAAGGGCATGTGCCGCTTTGAGTCCTTGAAGGACTGCACCCTTGGCCTGGAAGACGTCGCCTTGATGAATGACGCGCTGGACGTCGCAGCTGAAAACGAGCGAATCGCTCAGAACTACCTCACAGAGAAAACACGCCATGCAAAGCGACATCATCCGTGAGTTTCTGGTCAAGCTCGGTTTCAAGATGGACCCTGCCAGCCAGCGCAGAATGTCCGAAGCGCTGGACAAGATGACCGACCGGGTCAAGGATCTGGCCAAGGCCGGCGCCGTGATGGCGACAGCCGTAGGCGTGGCCGTTGCCAAGGTGGCCAACGACCTCGACGGCCTGTACTTCTCATCCAAGCGCATTGGCGCAAGCGCTGGCAACATCAAGGCCTTCGAGTACGCCATCAAGCAGATGGGCGGCTCTGGCGAGTCAGCACGTGCAGCTCTGGAAGGGCTTGCGCGCTTCATGCGCAACAGCCCGGGCGCCGAGAGCTGGATCTCTGGCCTTGGTGTTAAGACCCGTGACAGCAACGGAAACCTGCGCGACACAGTAGACATCTACTCCGACCTGGCTGGCGTGCTCAAGGGCATGGACAGTTCGCAGGCTAATGCCGTCTCGCAGGTTCTTGGCCTTGATGACGTCACCCTGCAGGCCATCCGCTCGGGCGACATGCTCAAGTACATGGCCGAGTTCAAGGCCCAAATGAAGGCCACGGGCACGGACCTCGATCAAGCGGCCAAAACCGCGCACGAGTACGGCGAGATCATGCGCGGCCTGGAAATGCGGATCGACTCGTTCGCAAACGTCTTGGGCGGAAAGGCGCTGCCATATGTCCGCCAGTTCACCAGTGAGCTGTCCACCAACCTCGACAAGCTGACGGCCTGGCTCTCCAAGCACGATGCTGTGGAGATGCTCGGGAAGGTCAAGAAGACGCCACCAGGGCAGGGTACGACCGGCAGCGAGACAACAGACCGCTGGATCAAGGGCACGATCTGGGAATATCTGCTGCATGGCAGCATGAGCGACCGACACGCAGCACCGGAAGGAGCCGATCGGCGCAGGGCTTCAGGACGTCTTGCTGGCAGCGCTACTTCGGGTGATGCGCGATCGCGCGCCATGGCCTTCTTCACATCCATGGGATGGAGTCAGGCCCAGGCCGCCGGCATTGTGTCCAACCTGTCGCATGAATCTGGGCTGAATCCCGGAGCCGTTGGCGACAGTGGCTTGGCCTTTGGGATCGCGCAGTGGCACCCAGACAGACAAGCCAACTTCAAGTCGTGGTCTGGCAAGGACATCAAGAACAGCACGCTGGATGACCAACTGCGCTTTGTGCAGTACGAACTCACCCGCGGCGCCGAGCAGCGGGCTGGGCAGATGCTGCTGGCTGCAAGAAACGCTCAGGATGCTGGCTCGATCATGTCGCGATACTACGAGCGCCCATTGGCCGCAGACGCCGAGGCCGCGAAGCGCTCGGCAACAGCCGTGCAGCTCAGCGCTCAGACCGTGATCCATGTGAACGGATCCGCTGACCCAATGAGCACGGCCAACGCCGTGGCCAGCCAGCAAACACGCGTCGCACAAGACCAGGCCCGCAACCTACGCACGGTGATGAAATGAGCGACAGCACGACGGTACTGCTGCGAGACGGGCGCAAGCTGGGCGGCATCATCCCCGACGTCGTGATCGAAGAGGCGCACACCGACACCCTGACGATCACCGATCACCCAGTAGAGCAGGGCGCTGAGGTCAGCGATCACGCGTTCAAGAACCCGGCCGAGCTCTCGATGCGCATCGGCTGGAGCGCTTCGAGCTTGGCGCTGGGAGGCGTGATCAGCGGGATCGTCAACGGCTCACTGCTCAAGACCAAGATCAAAACCGTGCGGGACGTCTACGAGGAACTGCTCAAGCTGCAGGCATCTCGCAAGACGTTCGACGTCAGCACGGGCAAGAGGCTCTACAAGTCGATGTTGATCAGGTCGATCAGCACGGTGACGGACCAGAGCACTGAGAACGCCCTGATCGTCACGGTGGTGCTGCGCGAGATCATCATCGTCCAGACCAAGGCGGCCAAGTTGAAGGCAGCGAACCAAGCGTCACCGGACAAGACCGCTCCCGTCGTTGACCGCGGGACCGTGCAGCCGGTGACATCTGACCTTTCGCAATACGACCTCTTGCGATCGTCTGGGGGTATGCGATGAGCACGCCTTTCAAGATCCCGCTGAGCGCCGGCGCTCAATCGTTTGTTGTGCCCCTGGCTGGTGTTTCGTACGGCATGCGCCTGTGGTGGTGCGCATCGAGCGCGACACCGGCCTGGGTGCTCGACATCTCCAAAGAAGACGGCACGAGGCTTGTCTCCGGATTACCTCTCGTGACTGGCTGCGACCTGCTCGCCCAGCATGCGCACCTGGGAATCGGCGGCGGCTTGTACGTCGTCAGCGACACGGACCCGCCCACCTTCGACAGCCTGGGCGACACAACCAAGCTCTACTTCCTGCCATCGTCATGAGTGAACAATTCGGCCGCGTCTGCTCGCTGATCGTGGGTGACCCGACAGGCGAGGCTCTGGACCTGTCTGAGCTACACATTCGATTCGGCATCATCAACGGCGATGTGCAGACGCCCAAGACGGCCACCATCCGGGTCTACAACCTGGCTCCGGAGACGGCCAAGAGGGTGCGCAAGGAGTTCACGCAGGTTGTGCTGCAGGCTGGATATGAGGGCACGGTCGGCGTGATCTTCTCTGGTCAGATCAAGCAGGTGAGGATCGGCCGCGAAAACGCCACCGACACATTCATCGAGATCCTGGCCGCTGACGGAGATGTCGCATACAACCAGGCCACCATCAATAAGGCCCTGGCTGCCGGATGGACGCCGACTGATCTGCGGAACGCCTGCCTTGATGCCATGGCGCCTTTCGGCATCACGGCGGGTCAGATGGCGCCATTGCCCGATGTGCAAGCGCCTCGGGGGCGGGCCCTGTACGGAATGGCGCGCGACTATTTGCGTGAGTTGGCCGAGACATACGGCATGACTTGGTCGGTGGTTCTGGGTCAATTGCAGATGCTGCCCATAGATGGCACCCTCGGAGGCGCGGCCGTAGAGTTGACCTCCAACACCGGCATGCTGGGTATGCCTCAGCAGACCATCGACGGGATCATCGTCAGGTGCCTGATCAATCCGCTGATTCGTCCGGGGCGGCAGATCAAGATCAACAACGCCGGCGTGCAAGAGGCGCCGATCAGTACTGCGGTGGGTTACGTCGATATGCGCCCAACTCTCGACACGGACGGCTCATACAAGGTGTGGGCTGTCGCAACCCGTGGCGACACGCGCGGCAATGAGTGGGAGATGGAGCTGGTCTGTACGGGTGTAGACGGTACGCTCCCCAACTCGGCCGCCTTCACCAATTTGCGAGGCATCTATGGATCGTAGAGAGCGCTGGGGAGATCCAGAGGAAGCGCTGCGCATGGCCATGGCTGCCTTCGCGGCTCAGATGTGGACGGCATTGCCTGGCATCGTGGTGTCGTTCGACCCCTCCAAGTGCACCGCAGTGGTCCAGCCAGCAATCGGTGGTGTTCAGATTGGAGCGGACGGCGAGGCCTCTCCCACGGTGCTGCCTGTTCTTACTGACGTGCCCGTTGTGTTCCCACGTGGTGGCGGCTGCTCGCTGACCTTCCCGGTAAAGGAGGGCGACGAAGCCCTGATCATCTTCAGTTGCAGGCCCATCGACGCATGGTTTCAGTCTGGCGGTGTGCAGCGCCCCGCCAGCGCCCGCATGCATGACCTTTCGGATGCCTTCGCTCTTGTCGGCGCGACATCGAAGCCAAACGTGCCTGCATCCATCAGCGCCACTTCGGTGCAGCTGCGCAGCGACGACGGATCGGCGGTGATTGACCTAAACCCTACCACGCACGCGATCAGCATCACGGCGCCTGGCGGGATGACCATCAACGCGCCGACCTTGACGCTCAACGCGGCACTGGCCCAGGGTGCCCCTATGGGCGGAGGCTCGGCCACGTCCACCCTGATTGGACCGCTGAACGTGACCAACGACGTGACGGCAGGCGGCAAGTCGCTCAAGACTCACACGCACCCGAACGGATCGCCCAATACCGGACAACCGAACTGACGCCATGCGATACCGAAAACTCGACGCCAACGGCGACTACACGCTGGGCACCGGTGCGGACTTCCTACAAGACACGCCAGAGACAGTCGCCCAGGCGGTGCGCACGCGCCTTGCCTTGTGGGCCGGCGAGTGGTTCGCCGACACATCAGACGGCACGCCATGGGATACCGAGGTGCTTGGCAAGTTCACGGCCAGCACCAGGGACGCAGTGATCAAGGAGCAGATCCTGGGCACGCTAGGGGTTACCTCGATCGATGAGTACCTGAGCAGCTTTGACGGCAACACGCGGCGCCTGAGCATCACGGCGACCATTTCGACCGCCTACGGCACAACCAGCGTGCAGACGACCCTATGACCTCAGCAACCGCACCGACTATCGACGCGTCTGGCATCACTGCACCGTCGTACGACACGATCCTGGCATGGCTGCAGGCTCAGTACCGAAGCATCTACGGGGCAGATGTCTACCTGGGTAACGACAGCCAGGACGGTCAGTTTCTGGGCATCGTGGCCGCAGCCATCAACGACAGCAATGCGTCGGTGATTGAGGCCTGGAATTCTGCCGGTCCTATGACGGCCCAGGGCGAAGCGCTGAGCAGCCGTGTGAAGATCAACGGCATCGCCCGAGCTGTGGCAACGAACTCGCAGGTGACTGTGACCATCGTTGGCCAGGCCGGCACGGTCATCAGCAACGGGGTGGTGCAGGATACCAACGGCAACAAGTGGAGCCTGCCCAGTATTGTGACGATCCCCAGCGGTGGCTCTGTGACTGCCACGGCTACATGCCAGGCGGTGGGAGCAATCACGGCGGCAGCAGGCACGGTAACGAAGATTGCCACACCCACACTCGGGTGGCAGTCAGTCACGAACTCGGCGGCGGCCAGTGCTGGCAACCCCATGGAAACAGACGCCCAACTCCGCGCCCGTCAGGCTCAATCCGTGGCGCTTCCTTCTGTCACGGTGCTTGGCGGCATCCTCGGCGCAGTGCAGGCCGTCACAGGCGTCACGGCTGCAGCCATCTACGAAAACGACACCGACAGCGCAGATGCAAATGGGTTGCCTGCTCACTCGGTGGCCGTGGTGGCCAAGGGCGGCAGCGCCACAGACATCGCCAGCGCCATCATGCGCAAGAAGACGCCGGGCACCTACACGCACGGCACTACAAGCGCCACGGTGACCGATGACGTGGGGGTTCCCCACACCATCCGCTATTTCCAGCCGACCGATGCGGCCATCTCCGTCGAGGTTCGACTCAAGGCGCTGGCTGGATACACCACGGCAGTGGCGGCACAGATCCAGCAAGCGGTGGCTGAATACATCAACAGCTTGGGAATCGGAGCCACGGTCATGCTGGCTCGCTTGTACCTCCCGGCCCAGCTCAATGGCGTAGGCCAATCCGGCACGTTTGAAGTGCTTACCGTCAAAGCGGCGCTCAAGCCAAGCTCGCCGGCGGCGGCTGACGTCACCATAGCCTTCAACGCCCTGGCCAGCTGCGCCACGGCTGACGTCTCCATCGTGGTGGTCCCATGAGCCAGTACACCGACCTGATCACATCCGAGCATCAAGGGGCGGCGAAGTTCACGGCTACGGTTGATGTCGTGACATCGGCCTTTGCCGGCGCGAGCGATTGCGCGCTGTCATTGAGTTCTGCGTTTGATTTGGATGAAGCCATCGGTGCTCAGCTTGACGTGCTGGGGCAGTGGGTCGGTATCTCGCGCTATGCGAGTGTGCTGATCAGCGGCGTGTACTTCTCGTTTGACACCGTTGGGCTTGGCTTTGATCAGGGAATGATCAAAGGGCCATATGACCCCAGCGAGGGACTTGCCCGAATGGATGACGGCACGTACCGAACCATGATCAAGGCCAAGATCGGCGCCAACCATTGGGACGGGACGCTACCCAGCTACCAATCGATCATGGCCCAGGTGTTCGCCGGCACGGGCACCACCTGTTTCGCGCAAGACAACCAAGACATGAGCATGACGGTGTTTTTCACCGGCGCGGAGCCTTCCGCCTTGCTTGCTGGCCTGATCAAGACGGGCACCGTGCCCCTCAAGCCTTCAGGCGTGCGCATCACCGGTTATTACAAGCCGAGCGTGACCGGTGGCCGCCTCTTTGGTTTTGACGTCTCGAACTCTCTCATCGGCGGATTCGATGAGGGGGCTTTTTCCATCCCCCTGTAAACCAACCGAGGTTTTATGCCAGGAACAAACCAATTTCTCGCGCTGGGCATTGGCGGCGGCGCCAACACTCTCACGCCAACGGCGTATGCGGCCCTCACTTCCCTGCTGGCCAATGGGTTTCAGTCTGGCGTGGCCAACTCGGCCCAGTTCAATACCGCGTTTCGGCAGGTAACCACCATGGCGGCGGCCATCGGGCAGTTGATCGCAGACCAGAACATCAATGCGATGGACGACGGTGTGCCGGCCAACCTGAAGGCGGCACTGAGGGCCGCGCTGGACTCTCTCTATGCCCCGGCCAGCAGCTGGGTAGCCGGTGACCAGAAGATGTCTGCGCGCACGGCCGACCACGGTCGATGGTTGTTGCAGGACAACCGGACAATCGGCAACACTGGTTCAGGCGCAACAGCTCGGGCCAATGCTGACACGATCGATCTCTACACAGTTCTGTGGAACGGGACGAGCAACGCCGACGTCACGATCCAGAACTCGTCTGGCACCAACACGACTCGCGGCGCATCGGCTGCAGCAGACTTTGCGGCCGGCAAGCGCATGCCGATCGTGGACTGGCGCGGCATGACGCCCAAGGGCTATCACAACGGTGGCGGCAACACAACGGACACCACGCGCGGGCTGCTGTCCTACGAGGCCGACGGCAACAAGGCTCACGCCCACGAAACCAACCTGGGCGGCGGCAACGTCAACTACAACGGCGGAGGCGGCAACTCTGTGGCCGAACGCGGGAATGGCACTGGCTATTTCACTGCATTGTCTGGTAATGCTGAGACCACAGTGCGAAACCGCACGACGAACTTTTTCATCTACTACTGACCCGGTCCGTAATCACCCCGTCAAGAGACAACACATTAAAGGCCACCCGCGGGGTGGCCTTTTTCATTACCCAGAAGGAATGTCATGGCCATTCAGCCCTTGAACAACGGCGCCACCCTGCTGGACCAGCGCACCAAGATCAACGCCAATTTCTCAGAGCTGGACACGCGCACGGCAGCGGCTCAGACCTCTGCTGACGCTGCAGCCAGCGCCGCCGCTGGCAAGTATTCCAAGCCGGGGACTGGCATCCCGGCGGCCGACCTAGCAGCTGCTGTGCAAACCTCGCTCGGCAACGCTGATAGCGCCGTGCAGCCTGCTGACCTTGCGTCCGGTCTTGCCACCAAGGCCCCCGCCGGCTCTGGCGCAGGCGGGGCTGTCACAAAGACCGATGTAGGACTGGGCAACCTTGATAACACCAGCGACATCAACAAGCCCGTTAGCGCGGCCCAGGCTGCGGCCAACAATGCAACGAGAGACGCCGCAATTGCCGCAGTATCGGTGCCTGGGCAGATCACATCTTCCCGCGCCCTCACTGCCGCCGACTCCGGCCGCACACTGACGAATTCCACGGGCAACGCGTACACGCTGAGCTTGATTCCTGGCCTGGGGTCGGTCAGTGTTATTCAGGGCGGCGCGGGCGCCATCACCGTGACTGCGGGCACTGCTGCTGTGTCTGGCACGGTGACGACAACATCGACGCGCCCCGTCGTACGGTTTTTCGAGACTGCGACAGGCGCTTATGTTGGGGTGGCTGTGGCCATTAGCCCATTGCAGGCTGATCCGGTAACTGGCACCCTCGACCCCACCTCAGCCGCAGCACTGGCGGCTAGTGGGGCATATGCTGGCCCGACTGGAGATCTGACAAAAACTTATGCAGCCATTAAGCGCGTGGCGGATGGAATGGGGCAGGCGTTTGTCGGCATGTTTGGTGATAGCACAACGCTTGGGGCGGGGGCTGGCACTGGTGCAAAGGGGTTGGTTGCAGCGGCATCCGGTCGTCCCGCTGCAAAATTTGCCGAGTACCTGGCGTCCGTCGGCATCCCCTCTGCTGACAATTCATTTTTCGGTGAGGGGCTGATACAGGCGTACCAGTCAACAAACTACAGTGCATACGACACACGGTTTGCAACCATTGGCACCGCAAGTCACTACGCAAACGGTCAGCAAACATCCGTTGGTGGAATCATGTGGCAGCTCAACGCAAGCGGAGAGGGGTTGGCTTTCACGCCTCAGATTGATGGCGCCAACAGCAATTACGACACGGTTAAGGTCTGGTACTGCAACCGCACGACCGGATCATTCACGGTGTCGCAGCCGGGCGCTGGATCGACAGCTGGAACCGTCACAACCACGGGAGCGGGGCACACCATTGGCAGCACAACCGTCGCACTGACGCGCGGCACAGGTGTGTGCAATCTGGCGTGGGTATCCGGTGACAATTGGATCATCGGAGCTGTGTTCTACGACTCGCAGAACCCGCGCGTTAACGTGCTGTCGTTCGGCCAGTATGGCGACAAACTGACCAGCGCAACTGGTGTTGTCAACAACGCCAACGAATGGCGCGGCGGCGCTGTGATTGCCGCCATGGCCCTGGACTGCGTGTTTGTGGACATGACCATCAACAGCGAAAACAACGACGGCCTAGGCGGTGTGCCAGCATTCACGACCGCACTGACAACGCTGTGCAGTGACATCAGTGGGTCGGGCGCGGACCTTGTGCTGGCCACCCCTCACGCCATCGGCACAGCCCAGCAGGGAACGATTTCCAACGCCTATGTGGAGGCGATCAAGGGACTTGCATCAACGCTGCGCGTTCCTGTCTTCGACACATACGCAAAGATCACGCCATACGCAACATATAGCGGTGCGCTGTACTTCGACACGCTCCACCTGAACGTAGCGGGCAACCGCGCAAAGGGCTTTCAGCAGGCTAGGTTTTTGCGCGCGACGGCTGGCATATGATGCGCGCCGCCCTCGCCCTCATCCTGGCCGCGCTGCCCTTGCTGGCCCACGCTGCCGCCCCGTCGTGCCTGCCGTCCGCGCTGGTGCCCGGGGTGGCTCCCATCGGCAAGATGCACCCCGCCAAAAACCCCGACAGGCCCGCGATGGTCACGGCCCCGTGGTCGGCTGGGTTTGCTGTGCTCTGGTGGTGTGCTGACGGCACGGTCAATGAGTACCACGGCACGCTGGGATACATGGCGGCCCGGTGGCGCACACCGCGCGACCTGCAACTGGCCTACACCGCCAATGCCGCCAGCATGCGCGCGGCGGCTGGAGCCTCATGCATCGGTACAGGCACGGCCACGCAGTCTGCCGAGTGCTACCCGACCTGGCGCGGCGGCCGAGTCTGCGGCAACACGCTCATCACCGACGCCACCGAGCGCAGCCTATGCACGGCAGTCCTCAAGCAGGCCGCGAGCGAGTGGCCGCGCTGACCGACCAACTCGCCATCGTCCGCTGGCAACTCGACCAGGTCCGCCAGCAGATCAGGGCCATGCAGCGCAACCTGCGCAACACCGAGACCACGGCAGAGACGCGGGTGCGCGTGCTGCGCGAGATGGCAGTGATCCCCTCCCCATAACACCGGAGACAAAACGCATGTCAGAACCTCACTCCAGCACAGTAGGCGCCGTGGCGGTTGCGGCCATTGGGCCGCTGCTGGGCGATTACTCCATCATCCTGTTTGCATCCCTGGCTGGCGGCCTGTGGGCCCTGGCCAGCAATGAGACGCTCACGCGCAAGCAGGGCGCCTGGCTGCTGATGCGGTTGGTTTCCATGGCGTTTGTGTTCGCTGGCTCTGCTGCCTGGGCGGTGGATAGCCAGCTGCATGTGCCGGCCACGCACGCGCTGGCGCCCGCGTCATTCCTGATCGCCGCGGTTGGCAACCGGTGGCAGCAGGTGTTTGACGCGCTGGGCGCCGCGCTGGCCCGCCTGTTCGGCACATTCGGGGGCCGCCAATGATCAGCATCTACATCAACACGGTGATCTGCGGGATGCTGTTTTGGACGTGCTTCTGCCGCCTGGTCCGCACCAACGGCGAGACGCACAGGTCCATCCGCCTCGCATTCGTGGTGCTGGCCTGCGCATCCGCGTGGTGCCTCGCCGGGCCGATCCGCACGGGCGTGCCGCCTCAAGTCGGCCAGCTGGTCATTGAGGCGGCCATGGCTATCGTGCAGGCCCTGACGGCGCGGTACTGGCGCGATGGTGTGCCGGGGCATTTCCAGCGGTGCCAATGCCCGGCGCTGACCCACGAAGGAGGTGATGACCATGATGCAGCGTGACACACTCATCGGCCCTATCTGGACAAACGCCATCGCGCCAGCCCTGGCCGCCATGCCGCCCGCCATGGGTAGCCCTCAGGCGTGGCACATGATCATCTCTGCAGGCCTTCAGGAGTCGGGCCTGTGCGCCCGGTGCCAGGTGCTGCCCGGCGGCGGCCGTGGGCCAGCGCGGGGCCTCTGGCAAAACGAGCTGGGCGGCGTGCGCGCAGTGCTCGGAAACGTGGCCACGCGGGACCATGCTGCACGCCTGTGCGCAGACCGCGGCATCAATCCGCCCGATGCCCGCACGGTTTGGGCCAGGATGGAGACGGACGACGTGCTGGCGGCCGGATTCGCCCGCCTGTTCCTGTGGGCGGCCCCCGGTCGCCTGCCTGACCGCGATCAGCAGGACGACGGGTGGGCCCTCTACCTCGACGCCTGGCGGCCCGGCAAGCCCCACCCTGAGCGGTGGCCCGAAAACTGGCGGCGTGCGCGCCTTTTTGTGTACGGAGGCTGACCATGATCGACGTCGGTTTGAGGCTGGCGCTTTGTGCCGGCCTGGCTGCGGCCCTGGGCGGTGCCGTGCTTGCGTTTGGTCATCACGAGCGCAATGTGGGGCGCGCCGAGGTGCATGCCCAGTGGGACAAGGACAAGGCTGGCCGCGACAAGGCGGTGATCCAGGCCCAAGGCCACACCATTGCAACCAACCAGGCGAAAGACGCCAAAGCCCAGAAGGTGGACATCGATGTCAAATCCAAGAACCAGACCGTGGACGGCGCTGTCGCTCGCCTTGTCTCTGAGCGTGACAGCCTGCGCGACAGACTCGCCCGAGTACGTGCCGACGCCATGTCCGAAGGCCCAACCCGTTCCCTCCTCGCTGCGGAGCTCGCCGCCGCCGCCGACAGCTTCAGCGAGTGCAGCGGCCGATATTCAGCGCTGGCGGAAAGCCATGACCGACTCAGCGTCCAAGTGACTGGGCTGCTTGAGCTGGTTCCGCCTGACTGATTCCGTGCGTTGTCTCCTCGCTCAGCAATGAGCCTTGCCCCTCTCTGCCTTCGGGTGGGGAGGGGCTTTTTTATTTGTGCGTGTTACAAAAAAGTCCTTGCAATCTGCATTTGCGTGTATTACATTAATCACATGGACAGCGCAGTGCGGTCCAGCAAATCAGGAGAGCAACATGCGTAAAGCCTTTATCGAATCCACCGAAGCCGCAACCCGCGAAGAAGCCGAAGCGTATGCGCCATGGGCTGCTGAAATCATCGAATGTGATGGTGGCTGGATGGCTTTTGAATCCGTCTCAGATGCTGATACATGGAAGGCTCAGGCCTAAACCACAATTGGCCCCGGAAGGGGCGCTGTTTTCGAACCCAAGGATCCCGCTATGCAACTCGAACAACTCGCCAAAATTCTTCCCGTGCCCACTGGCGCAACCAGCTTCCACGCCGAAGCCGGTAAGGCGGTTTTCCTGATCGGCTCGACGGCAAGTTTTGAAGAGGTTGAAATCAGCGATGGGCAGGCCGATCAACTGCGCGCTATCGGCGCACTGGGTAGCTTCGGGCAGCAGATCGAGTCCTGACATGCAGCCGGAAGTAAAGCAGCCCGCAAAGCGCGGGCGCCCCGCAGTCCCCGCAGATCAGCGGGCCTCAACCCTCAAGCCCCCGCGCACCATCCGCCTGGATGCTGAGCGATGGGAAAAACTCAAAGCCCTGGGCACCGATTGGCTTGAGCGCCAGATCGACAAAGCCAAGTAAATCTGCCCCCGCTCCACCCTAATCGGCTGGGTGGGGAGGGCTTTTTTGCTTTTATCGCATTCATGATAAAAAACGGTAATTGCTACCGCTTCCTGTAATCCCGCATGAAGTCGCCGGGAAGCTGCCACTCTTACTTGCAGTCTGGGATGTTGCGTACCTCTTCTGTGCCCG